CGAAGCGGTACTCGCTAAGGACTTAGAGATAGTGGTACCAACACAAGCACCAGCAGCAGAGGAGAATCTCTTTGAACAACCAGCTACTCCGGCGGCTACTGCCCCGGCTGCACCGGCTACTACACCATCGATGCCGGTACCCGTTCCCGCCGTCCCCGTGGTCGAAGTACCTACCGCCACCGAAGCCGCACCTGTAGTGGTGGTCGCTGCCGATGCCTCTGATGATGAACTTGACAGCGAGTTGAAAGATATCTTGGGGTCGCTCGACAACCTCGATTGATTGTTATAAATTGGTGGGCCGGGGTAGATGGACTGCCCCGGAACCATCGGAGAATGGTGAATGAATGCCCAAGAATTCCTGCAGCGTGTCCTCCCCCATGACGGTAACAACTACTACGCCGCCTACGTTTCCAGAAATAAGTTTCATCAGTACAAAATACAATCCTTCGAAAAACTTGTACACTTTTCGAGTCAACTTGCAGGAAAAAAATGCGACGTATACTTTGCGACTGGTAGCTTTAGTGAGCAGCGTACCGCAGACAACTGTCAAAACAAGCGCGCACTCTATCTCGATATCGACTGTGGGGTGGGAAAACCGTACGCTGATAAAGCAACTGCTGTACGAGCACTCCATGTTTTTTGTGCCGAGCAATTCACCCAACCAAATATAATTGTAGACTCAGGTAATGGTATCCATGCGTACTGGACTTTCAACGATGATGTATCGCCCGCGACTTGGCTCCCAATGGCAGCGGCACTTAAGGAGCTGTGTATCATGCACGGACTCCAAGCTGATCCTACAGTCACCGCTGACGCAGCACGAATCCTCCGTGTCCCCGGCACGTTCAACCAGAAGGGGAGCGCACCACACAAAGTAAGAGTCATACACTCCACTGCTAATGAGTTTAGTATTGATGAAATAAAATCATTACTGGGCACAAAAAAGTCAGCGGCTATGAAGGCACTGGCTGCACTGGCTGATGAACAAGACCTTGAGTTCGTAGGACAGTTCACCGACACACCGTTCTTCGCTGCGAAGATCATCGACAACTGTAATGTCCTCAAGCACACGTACATGACGGGTGGTGCCGACCAAGAAGAACCACTATGGATGGCGCAGCTATCGCTCATGACATATGCTATGGACGGGGTTGAGTACATACATGGGCTATCGGAAGGACATAAAGGGTATGACTACAATCGGACAGAGAAAAAGTACGCTCAAAGGCTGGCTTCAAAGGAGTCAGGTAAGTATGGCCCGCCGTTGTGTAAGACGTTGGGCATGTACCTTCCTGAAAAGTGCCAAGCGTGCAGATTTAATGGTCACATCAAATCACCGATCGTTCTCGGTCGTGAGGAGGATGGCGCAGAACTACCTTTCCCCTACAAGCAAGACGATAAAGCTATCTACGTCGCAAAAGAAGTCACGGCTGATGATGGCAGTGTTGTACAGGAGATGGTTAAGGTTCTCTCTTTCCCTATTGAGGAGTTTCAAATATTCGCGTCGCCCGATCCGAAGGCGGGGATGGTTTACAGATTCATAGTAAACAAGTACGGTGTAAAACCAGCAGAGTTCACAACTCAACAGTTATCTGATAAGCGACAGTTACTTGTCGAGTTGTCCAACAGTGAGATACCACTACAGTCACATGAGTACCCGGAGTTCCAAAGACTAATGACTACATGGGCATCGAAGATGGTGCAGGCTAAGCAAATTGGGCGACCAACTTCTGCGCTAGGATGGACTGATGTCAATGATGAACCAGCTTTTACCCTTATCAACAAGACAATCACTAAGAGCTCTGGCGATAAGGAAGTCACATTTCTGGACAAGGAATTTGTCAAAGACTTCACACCTCAGGGAAGCCGCGAGGCATGGATCAGCCTTAGTCGATATCTTACTGCTGAAAACAGACACGCAGTTACTGCAGGAATTCTCTCCGCCTTTGCTTCACCACTTATTACATTTACGGGAGTGAACGGTTGTGTTCTTGCGTTGGTTTCTGACAAGTCAGGCACGGGCAAGTCTACGGCTTTACGCACGGCGCAGGCAGTCTGGGGTGACCCCCGCCGGGGCGTCAATGCTCTGGATGATACGCCTCTCAGCGTGGCTAATCGTATGGGGAAGCTCAATAATCTTCCTGCTTTTTGGGACGAACTTCGGATGAGAGATCAAGTCGAAAAGTTTGTCATACTTATGTTCCAAGTATCACAGGGTAAGGAGAGGGCACGACTGACCTCACAAATCCAGACCCGACACGTTGGTACGTGGAACACACTGATTACCGTGGCTTCGAATGAGTCCATCACCGATCACGTACGTCATCTGGTACACGGAACAGACGCAGGGCTGCTTCGTGTGTTCGAGGTCACGGTTCCTTACCTGCAAAGGGTAAAAGACATAGACAATATGTCGAAAGCTCTTGATAAAAATTTTGGTCACATTGGAGGGGAGTACGCGCAGTGGTTAGTCTCTAACCATGCCCAAGCTATTTCTCTGTTGGAAAAAGTCAAGCTCGGTCTGTCCCGGAGGGTCAACGCTGGCCCTGACGAGCGATTTTGGGTAGCAACATGCTCTGCGCTGCTCGCCTCCGCCCTTATGTGTAACAAGCTAGGCTTCACCACTATCGACATTGATAAGTTCACGAGCTGGGTCGTTAAGGAATTTCTCCGCAGCCGTGCTGAACAGACAATGGACTTTGACCCTATTGAGATACGCGCCAAGAAATACGTACTGGAATATCTTGATGTGCACAAGGATCAGATCGTAGTGTTCGATCGCTTGTCAAGTAAAGGTGGTAAGGACGTAGGGAAGATGCACTCAGCCGTACCGAGAGATGAGATTCTTGGTGTGTATGCGATAGAAGACAAGAAGGTGAGAATAAAGAAAGCAAACTTTATAAACTGGGTATACGAATACCACAAAGAACCACATACTAAAATGGTTGACGCTCTGAAAACCCAAGGATGTTACGAACGAAAGGCGTCCGTCTCCAGTGGAGTCACTAATGTAGTACAGTCCCGAACGGCAGTACTTGATATACCATTGGATGATGCAGCGTTCGCAGGCTTTATCGACGTTGCGCTCGATCATAGTCCCGCTGATTAGAACGTCGGCGTGACCTCAGTCGAGCAACATCACCGCGATTGATTCGGTCGCGGCGCTTCTCTAATGAAGCATTGTAATCTAGTACATCTCTCCAGATTCTATTGTAATCAGCACTGGTCGGTGCACGTAACAACTGCTCTACCAGTTGAGATTTACGCTCCAACCTTCTGGCTTCCCTTGCCTGCTCCTCGTAGTAATCATCCATCGCAGACGACACTTCTGTTGGTCTGAATCCCATAGCCATACGCCCCCATGACGACAGTTGATCTGCGTCAAGGAACTGTAAGTCACTGTCAGTATGCAAGCCTTCTTCTGCGTAGACCGATCCTTTTATTACGCCCCGCGCCAACTTCAAAGGGATGATAGCTGCGAGGAAGTCAGCCCAGTTCCCTTTGTTGTCACCACTGAACAGTCGATAGCCTTCACGTATTGAAGTCACGCCGTACTGAGCGACGGGCCCCAGTGCAGTAGTAAGACCAGTCTCAACACCACCTGCCTCACCAAGATTGATTCGATCGTTACCCATCCAGAGTAGGTTGCCCAAGTTAATAGACTTGGACATATCAATACCAAGCACCGCTGCAGAAACACCACGTCGAGCCATCACAGCCATTGCATCGTAGCCTGCGTCACGTAAGAATTCTTCGACTGCTTCTTCTGGATCAAACTCATCCCCCGCTTCACGGAACGCCATGTTGAATGCACCGATGATCGCTGCGATAGGTGCCAACATTAAACCGCCAGCTACTCCACCGAATACCGTGTGCGATACGATAAGACCCCCCGCCATCTTCGCTGCTTCAGCGCGACCCCCCTTCTTATATATAACGTCAGCCATAGACCCGTACAACAGACGAGCTATGCCTATGCCATATGTTTTGAACATCATGACAGGTGTCACAACTGCACGGGCACCACCACCTGCCGGCATGGGTAATGCCTTGAGTAGTCGTGCTCTGTTAGCAGAGTCGTAGTTGAACTGTGTTGCTTGTACGCCATCTTCAACAGCCACGATATCGCCAGACAAATTATAGATAGCAAGTGCTGTGCTTATACGATTGAAATGCTCGACTGACTCTGGAACTTTTTCCATTGCCTTAAGCGCAAAATTTGCTGCCCTACCCACAACAGGTAGGTTGTTCAGCATGTTAGTAACACCTGACGGGTGCAGTATGTCCCCAAACTCATGAGCAATGGTTGACTGTAGAATGTTGCTATCTTCCAGTCGTTCCACAATGCGTTGAGCTGCAGGGGGGAGCTGTGCTTTGAACCCTTCGTATGATTTATCTTTACTGGCGAGCGCACTGGTAGCTGCAGCAAGTACAGTTTTTTGTGCGCTTAGTAGAGCGGCTGGTCCTTTCAGTCCCCACTTAGCTGTCAAGTACGGGAGAGTTACTGTGTATGTTTGGGTGGCATTGAGCGCCCAGTATGATGGAGCACCGAGGAAGTTAAAGAACCCAATGGCACCGATAGCGGTCTGGACAGAGCTCATCTCCCTGTCGTTGGCGTCTTCCCGGTTCTGATTTGCAATCTCATTAACAACCGCGCCGAGCTCGATGCGATCGTCAGTATTCAATTCTTCTGCTGACTGCAGCTTCTTCAGGTTAGTGAGTGCTGCCTGTACTTCATGCGATGTAGTCAGATCACCGATGGTGTACTTGGATACATGGACGTACTCCTCAAGGGCACGACCCATGTCCTGACCAGCGATGCCGTCCACGTTGTTACGTCTTAGCTGGCTGGCGTAGGCTGCGTTCTCCGCAAGTGATTCGATGAGAGCTGTCTGTAGTCGTGACTTCATCACACCAGAGTCAGGCCCTTTCAATCGCTTGGTGATCTCAGTTGCTACGCTCTCAAGGTCAGCCGACACAGCCTGTGATTGTAACTTCCTTGATACATATGTCTGCCTGCCCTCTGCGTTGAAGGCGTCGGACACTCGCTGGGCTTCTGCACGGGTAGCGTGGAAGGTGACAATTGGTTCGCCATCATCAGCATCAGCGGTGGACACTACATAGTCACCATACCTACGTAGGGGGAAGTAAGGCCCTTTGATAGAGGTACCATGTATGATTGTCTTCGCCGCACTGTTGAGGGCCCCGTTCTCTTTGATCTTAGCCAGTGACTCAGCCTTTGCTTTCGCTCGCTCTTTTGAGTCGCCCTTAACGGGTTGGAGATCTTGGAGTACGGAGTCATTAGCCACAGGGAACATGGCGTCAACGTTCTTGGTGTCAGTTAACTTCCGCAGTGCGTTGATCTGTCCACTTGATAAGTCATAGCTCTTACCCAGTGCCCCCAATGCACCTGCCTGTTTCGCTGCCTGAATCTCTTTAGTCAGCGCAGCCATATCCATCATGATCTTCGCTGCGTCAGGGCTCTCCTTCTGTAGTGCGATGAAGTCCTTGCGTGCCTGCGTTGCGAGGGCCGCTGTCTTGGGCAGCAAACGAGTGGCACCTGTCTTCTTGTTAGGCTTAGACCACAGGTGCTTGTTGGCAGCGTGGTTCAGTGCCTTGTCTGGCCACACCATTGAGATAGTAGTGTCACGCATCAGTGCATACATCTTCTGACGTGTCTTGCCATCAAGCTTGGCTGCCCGCTGCAGTACGGCGTAGGCTTTCTTTTCATACTTACGTGCTAGCACTGACGCTGACTGCTTCGCCTTCACATACTGTGTCATTGCGTTGAAGGGTTGGCCTGCTAGTTTCGCTGCTCTAGTAAACAGTGCACGGTACTTACGTTCAATCACGTCACGGTTCATGAAGCCGAGGTTGACAGCACGGGGGAGCTTGGTCACCGCTTCCTTAATAGAGTCAGCCATCTTACCGATGCCTGACCTGCTGGACAGGGCACCGTCAAGGATGTTCTGTACCTTTGATGAGTGTGGCGTGGGCTCTTTCTTCTTAGCCGCTGCCTTCGCACTCAGCTCAGCGAAGCTACCGGGTTGGTACCTGAGGCCACCACTGGCTACTTGTTCAGCCATTGCAGTTTGCTGCTGCTCAGTCATCATGTATTTATCTGAGATGAAAAAGATTTCATTTAGTACAGAGTTACGTGTTGAGTAGCCGATGAATTGCTTCACTGCCTTTAAGAAACTACCAAGTAGACTTTTAACCTTACCCACCTTAGCCAGCGTAGTTTTGATGGGGGATTTTCCACTGTAAGACGGTGTCTCCACTGGGATGGTAGCCAAGAACTTCTGGAAGCGTGGGTTGGTGTAGGCTTCAGAGATCATCTCAAGTGGATTAGCCAACCCATACAACCCTTTAATCTCTCCTGCTTTATCAATCAGATTCAACATGGACTGCGTACCGTACTCAGTCACGGCAGCGATGTTCTTCTGCTGACCTAAGGTCAGTGTGTGCAGCGGGAGTTTATCTTTCGCGGCAATCACAGCCTGTCGCCACAGCTCATTTATATGTTGAGAAAAATTATTATCTGTGTTGTATGCGTGAACAGTGGCAGCGTGAACCATCTCATGCAGGAGCACCTGCAGGAAACGAGCATCGCTTACGTTATCACTGTCGTAATGTACTTTAATTTTCTCACGGGCGCGGTCAAGTACACCACCGAACCAGCCAGTTGTGTAGTTACCTCTCGTACGCCCGTCTGAATTTACATCATGCCTGTCTTCAAACAACTCAATAGGTACCTGTAGCTTGAGCTGCATCAACCGCTTAACAAGTATGGCGTACCGATGATTGGCGGGGAGGACGTTACTCAGCTCCTCCAGTATGTCCTGCATCGAAATGTTAGGTGCGTCTGGATTGCCCCCGGGGTGTTGCTTCATTGAGTCAAGCAAGACTCTGATCTTATCCATCGCACGCGAGATCAGTAGACGGTCACTACGGCTGGTGTTCTGGTGATCAAGCGAGTCGTCGTAATCCAACAGTGCATCAAAGGATAGCTCCTCGTAAGATGCGTACGGGTCCTCCGATTCAATAGCGCCAGTATCCTCAAGGATAGACTCAGCATCCTCACGAGAGACACTGTTTTCCTCCGCGTATTGAGCGATCTGATCCTCGCGAGCACTGCCTTCTATGTCACGAGTGGTCTGGTCAATGGCACTGGCGAACTCCATGATGGAGTCAACAACACTTTGTGAGGGCACCTTACCGACCGCTTCTGCTATCTCAGCAGCGAGACGCAACGTGTCTTTGTGGGTTACAAAATCATTCACTGCGGAGAAGATTTTCTTCCTATCTTCCGGAGACACCGCACGGCGTATGGCCTCCAGCTTATCAGCGGCCGCTTTGCTAACCCCAGCGTCGTTAAGAACTTCAGCTAGACTTCCCTCGGCTTCGGCATCTTCGACAATTGCGTTGGCTCGTCGGCCGGAGAGCGGTCGCCCTGTCGGATCGAATACCTCATCTGGATTGGCACCTTTCACCTTGCCTTCTTTCTTGGCCTTGGTCTTCGCCTTCGACTTGGTCGCTGCCTTCGCTGTCTTCTTCGGGACTTTCTTTTCCGGCGTTACATAGTCAGAGTCTCTTGCGATGTCTGTCTTACCACCGGGCATCTCCTCACGTAAGGCGCGAGCATGTTTCAGTGCAGCGGCTTTCGTGTCGTGCCCCGAAACAAAAGGAGTAGTGTCTAACTGTGCGACCTTACCTTTGCTCGTTGGTGTGTATACCAGCTTCCATTTGCTTGGCTTGTATACAACCTCTGCGCCTGCTTCAAGTTTGCCGGCGGGTTTCAGTTCAGAATAAGTTGTCTTCTCAACCTGCTTACGTAGCAGTGCTGCTTCCGGATGGCCTGACTCCTCAAGTACTTGAAGATTCTTTTCAATAGCGGCAACTGTACCGGCAGTGACGCCCATCTTGCCGGCGGGTCGCACATGGGATCGTACCCAATCAGCGGTAGATTGCTGTTTATGAGGGGCTTCCTCAGTTTTCGGCTCACTGACAGGCTCTGTAACGGCTTTTTTAGAGGGGGCCTTGGCCTTGACCTTAGGCTTTTTAGCCTTTGAAGTGCTCACAGCGGCTTTAGTTTTTACCGTGGTGCCACCGATAAGAGCATCGAGTTCAGCGATCGAGGCATCAAGTGCGTCGAAACTTACACTTGTCTCGGCGGAAGCGATGGCCTCCGATACCTGCTCGGCAATGATCGCTAACTTCTTGCCCAACATAGTGAGGTGCTTGCGGCTGGTGCGGTCAACCTTTAGCTGCTTACCCCCCGCAGTGGTGCGCACCTCTCGTGGTGCCTGTGCGTTTTGGGCGACAGTCTTAGCGGCAGCGATCGTGCGGTTGAAGTCAGCAGGTAGTCCTTCCAATGCGCCTAACTTCTCCCCCTCTAAGACAGCAGCCTCGACACCTGTTGCCAGCTCACCGACCTCATTAGCGTGCTGAATCAGATGCCGAGCCTTGCCACCCCCCTTCTTTTTCCCCCGTGCTTTGACCGACTCACTGAACTTGTTCACCACAGCTCGTAGCTGCGTGAGGATAGGGCCGCCCGCACCTACAGTGGTTGACTCGATACCCGCAACCACGCCAGAGGTTACCCGCTCCAGACTTTTGATAGTCTCAGCCGGTGTGCCGGTGGTTACTTCTTCGAGGTAGGTCTTAAGGTCCGGAAGGTCCTTGGTAATGTCTACGTTCTCTTGCAATGTCTGGAAGAACTTGGCAAGACCAGTGCCACTGAACCGGCCACCTACTGTCGGCAGCTCAGCATCTGGATACCTTTGTTTGATAGCGTCGACGAGCCCCTTCCACGCTTGGCGGACAGGCTTCTGTTCTTCGGCTGTGCCCTTGAACTGCTCATTGATCTTCGGCTTAAGGTCCTTCGCGCTTATCAGAGGGGTCTCTTCTTTCGATGTTTCAGCAGTCTCCTCAAGTTCTTCTTGAGTAATAGGTTCCGCATCCGGAGCGACTGGCGCTTCAGAAGGTTTTGGTTTGGTCGCCGTTTCAGGCTCCGGTGCGGAAGTTTCAGTCGGCTCTGCCGTGACAGGCTCATTAAACATGTCAGACTGGTCGACATTAGTCGTTGCCTCGATAGCTTCGGGCACGATGTAGGGCTTACCTTCAGCGTCCACATCAGTCTCAGGTATAGAGTCAAGCACATCGGCAGGGACGTCCCCGGCTGCTGTTACGTCAGCCGGGTCGCCAAGCTGGTCGTCCAGCGTGCCTTGCCCAAGGTCTTTATCTGGGAACATGTCTCCTTGAGGAGCTGCCGGCGTCGTAGGCTCTGGCTTACTGCCCCCTGCATCACGGCCTCGTGCCTTGTTAATAGCGATCTCGCCCAAGCCCGGTACGAGTTCTCCGACAAATTCTTCAGCCATTGCTGCGCCGCTTAACTCATCACCTGCTAAGAGGGCTCCAGCTCCTTCGCCCCCTGCCCCTGCGAATCCTTGAGCAAGAAGCTCAGAGGTGCCACCGATAGCACCGCCTGTCTTTTTGGCGGCACCTGTTAAGGCTTTAATCGGTTTGTATATGCGGCCTGCGATGCCCATTGATAAGGCATCGAACGCAGCTACACCTATGCCCCGCTTTGCAGCGTGCTCTCGTGCTGTTGCCATGAACTTGTCATCAGCGAAGGCTGCTCTCAACTGGTTGGCATCAGTGGTGTCAACACCGTGCTCAGAAACAGCCTCACTTATGCTGGCAAGGTACTCAGTACCAAACGATCCAAGGCCAGCACCGACAGCACCACCTGCTATGGTACCAACCGGGCCACCGGCAGCTGTACCTATAGCCGCACCTGCAGCACCACCTACTAACGGAGCTGTGGACATGGGCAAGCTTTCCACAACGATCTGGAGAGCCAGCCTAGGCTCTGCAATGTAGCCCCCCAGTGTGGTCCAGAAGCCATCGCCCTCCCTGATCTTTTCTAACTTGGCTTCGTCTTCCTCAGAAACCCCGTACTTCCCCATCTCCTTCATGCCTTCGGCAAATTCTTCTACGTCGCCTTGAGCAATATCAATAAGAGAGCCGGCACGGATGAGGCCACGCATGAAGGCATTCTTTATGCCCCACCCGTAGTCGTCATCTTCGGGCTCATCACCCTCGACGTTGTGCCACTTAACGCCGGCAGTATCGATGGGCGCACCGGTACCACCAGTGGCGCTAATGTCCTCAGGTTCTTCCCACTCAAGAGAGCCTAGCAACTTGCTGTCCTTCAATCCGGGTCGAAGCGTATTGAAAGAGGCGTCCAGCGCAGCGTCTAGGCTCTCGTCAGTAGGAACTTGGAAACCCTGAGCTATGTCAGGATCAGGGGAAGTGAAATTGTCCTCATCCACTCGCTGCAGGACTTCTTCTTTGCCCATTGCGTAGCCACGGCCCTTAGTGATGTCCCCGAGCTGGTCCTGCTCCTCATTAGTGGGGGCTTCGGCATCGAGGCGGGCACTCACTTCAGGGTCCGTCTTTAATGCCTCCGGGTACTCCTCAGGGTACTCAGGGTCTTCTGGCAGCGCCTTAGCTGCTGCTACAAAATCATGCCACTTGACTGCCACTTAACCGGTCCCACCATAGCGAGTAGGTATACCTTCCATTGGGTCTGGAGTTTCTACGACGGGGATACCATTACGCATCTTCTGGTTGCCGCGATAGGTGATGCCCTCTCCTTCTTCACGAGCAGGCAGCGCAGCTTGAGGCCCTTCCTCCTCCTCCGCAGTAGCATCAGTCGGTGGTGGCTGGGCCTCAGGTATCTTGTCCAACGCCAAGATGCCAAGGCTGTGTGGTAGCCGCCAAGATTTGCCATTGTAATTGACCATGATGATGCCGGTCTTGTCGTCCTGCCCAACCTGCATCCCTTTGAACTGGCCATCTTGCATGTACTGGCCAAGGTCAACACCCCCCGGCTGTCTCAAGAACTGAGACACCATTGATGCTTCCTCACGGGTAGGCCCCTGATCGTATGGGTTATTTGTCATCTGGTTCATAACGTCAGACTTGTGCAATCCCCACTGTTCAGGGTCATCTAAAAACGCCTCGTTCACACCCGGCAGTAGCTCTTGGTCCTCCATCGCCCAGTTGTCAGCGTCCTTATATATCTGAAGCTGTTGAGCGGCAGTCCACCCGCTCTTAGCTGACAGTGCAGCGGCCGCACGTTCCCGGGCAGCCTTGGCATTTATCAATGCAGCCAGTGCCTTCGCTTCTTCCACAGAAGTCTCACGACCACGGTATTTCTTGTCCAGCTCATACTCATCTGCCCTTGTGCCTGCAACACTGGTAGCAGCGGCAGCATTTTCGGCGGCGGTAGCGGCGGCTTCCTCACCTTCCCACTTATCGCGAGCTTCTTTCTGAAATGCCAGATAATTCTCAGGAGTCTTGAGCTTCGACTCGATCATAGCCATGACCTGTTCTTGGTTGTATGGCTCACTTCGCTTCCCGTCTGCACCAACAAGGTGCACTCGACCATCGAAGGCTTCGAACTTCATGCCAGTGTCTTCAGGAGACACCTCAAGCATGGTGTTCAACTGCTTGACAGCATCACCAGTGGAGCCGGCCGCCATAGCTTGTACTCCAGCCATGCCATACCCCATCATTTGCTTGCGAGATAAGGCAGTTTCATGATCTTGAAAGGCTTTCAACCCCTCCAGTCCACCAGCCATAGCTGCTGCAGCACCCGAGCGCTTGTGCCAATCTTTGTATGCACTCCGGCGAGAGTCGAACGTTGACTGTTGGGAAGGGGCTCCCCCTTGTGGTGCAGCTCCCCCCGGTGACACTGGTGCCCCGGGGGTACCGCCCTCTGTAGGGATGGCTTGCGTCTGAGTAGGCCCTTCGTCGATAGGTGCTCCAACATCATCGAGCTTAGCACGCTCAGCCTGAATAGCATTGAATGTTTGGTTGTAGGCGTCGTCCCTAGCCGTCCGGTTCTCATCGGCCTGCTCTCGGTTGTCTGCCCGTTGGCTCTGGAACCCTGATACTGCACCTGATGCGGCTGCACCTGCGCCTTGTAATGTAAGCCCCATCAGACTGCTCCCACTGGTATGGCCATCTTCGGTGACGGCGGTGGCCGGCCGGTTTCTTTCTCAATAAGTTTATCGAAATGGTTTGTCCCCAATCTCCTGACAACATCGGCTGGTACCACATACTCACCATCAGATATTTTCAGGGCACCGCCATCAGACTGCGGACCACCGGGAGCTGACACGGGGCCGCCTTCGGCTGCTTCTTGTAGTACGGCACCGGCCACTGCTCCCCAAGGAGTCATGGACAGCCCTGCTCCAGCCATATTCGCCAGCCCCGCCAAGCCTCCAGCATCAGCGGCTTCAGCGGCTCGCTGATCTTCAGCGTAGTCAAGGTCCCGGCCGTAGCTAGTGTCGACAATACCTGCAGCTCCACTGGTGGCGTTACCAGCGGCGTTCATCATTTGAGTTGGTGCATTCTGCAGGGCGATGCCTGTGTTCGCGGCGGCGTTACCGACGTTAGCCCCAGATGCCCCAACGTTGGCAGCGTTGACTGCATTTATATTAGCGTCGTTGAGATAACCGGTGCCCACGTTGATAGCCTCACTCCGGAGGTCGCGGCCGATCTGTTTCGTGCGCTCGCCGGCTTGGTTAGCTGCCAGAGCACTCAGAGCTGCCTCTGCAACCCCGGCCTGCTTGTCCAGCGAGGCGTAGCGTGTCATTGAAGGGTCGACACCATAGCCTTCGAGCTTACGTAACTGGGACTCTCGTTGGGCCTCAGTAGCAGCTTTCACATCTTGGATAGCTGCCCCACGTTGGCGATCTTCCTCTCCCTTCGAGGCATATAGATTCGCCTCGGAGAACAGGCTCTCCATCTGTGGCTGCACGAACTCATCGAATCGTTCTCTCTGGGTAGCAGCCCAACTGAACATGGCTTCTGATGCTGGCAGGGTCATGCCCATAAACTCAGAGGCATAACTACTGATCTTCTGCATCTCCTCTTGGCCGGAGTCCCACATGGACTGGGCCCATCCTCTCATGGTGTTAGCATCACCACTTAAAGCGTCAGAATATTGAGTTGTATCAGGCGGCGGCGGAGCGCTGGCTGCTGATCCCATTGTCTTTTCCTCGTAACCATCGACACTGCTCGCGTGTCATAGAAAGAATGTACATGCTACCCATGTCATACGCATCTGAAATGATTGCTTCCAAGCGGAAGCCGAGCCTCATATCAAATGTTAGGGCACTGTCGTTTGTGCTATTAACAATCCCAAGTACTTTCTTGACACCAAGTTGGTAGAAAGGATACTCGAAACAAGCACAGATTGCTTGTCTTGTCACGTACTTGGGATTATCAATTGCTATGTGTAACTGGATCGAACCACCTTCTTCATAGTGATCGTAAACGACAGCCCATTTAGGATCTCCGGCGTCGTTAAGCTCCCCGAGAGCTGACTTACCCTCGGGGTACCACGTCCCATTGCCCATGAGCTTCCATGCCCACGGGCCTAAGACATCAACATCACTTACTAGCTGAAGGCTTTTCATCTTTAGCTGGTACCAGCGTTGGCACTTCCATCGCCGGCTTCGCGTTGTCAATGATAAGCGAGCCACCTAATAGACCCATCAGCACTTGCTTCAAGTCAGCGATGGCTGATGCGTACACCGTAGGCATCATGCCACGGTCGTCGTTGAGCGCCTTCAAACTTTGCTGCGCCATATTTTTTACTTGCTCGGCATTCATTATCTGTCCTCCCTATCTGTCTTTCGGGTCTGTGTGCGTACCCTTCGGTCCAACACGGGGTGCTTTCCCCGGCTTCTGTGACTTCCTGTAGATCAGGAAGATAACAACCGCAATCACTACTCCAGTGATAACGTATGCAATGTCGATGCCTAAAATTTCCATTACTTTCTCCTGTAAGTTAACTGGCAAACTATACCATTGTTATGTGATGTCCACTTCGTCAGGTGCGTTCTGCCTAGCTTGCATGATTATCACGCGCCTCTCCGAAGCCGCTACGAGTTGCTTGATATCAGCTATGACGTGATCCTTGAACTCCTGTACTGTAGCTTGCCGGGGTTGCCCATCCATGTCTGTCAGCCCCAGCGTCTCTGTTAGAGCATCTTGTATGCGAACAACATGTGCTGCTGATATGTCTAATGTTACTTGTGCCATAATAATTCCTTATACTGGTGCGATTCTTACCCACGACCCTGCGTAGATTGTTACTGCCGAACCTGATGATACCACCTGCGCCCATTTGAACTGTAAGTCACCACCAGTCGAAGCGTTCGTCTTGAATACTCCATTCATGAAGAAGGAGAAGGTCTGATTAGTACCCCATACCCATGTGGACAGTCCGTTGAACGCCGCCTCTGTCTGGACGTTGTAAACATTTCGTGTAGTAGTGTGGTTACCCACATAATGGATAGTACCTGTATCACCCGGCGTCTGAGTGAACACAAACTGTGACTTCAGGTCTGGTGTTGCCGTGCTTCGTATCTCGAAGTAACCCTCTACCGTGTACCATGTGTCAGCGTCGAGGCCAGTGAACGCGATGTGGTCGTCGTCCTGTAGCGTAGTCTGGGTGTCAATTGCTTGAAGTGCTGTCTTGATGGCTGTCTCACCACCGCCACCACCTGCCGCCGCTTGGAACGTAGGCGCAACGCCTGTACCCCCCGAGGTGAGTACGTGTCCTGATGTGCCTACCGGGACAGTAGTAGCAACTGCGCTTGCGGACCATGTAATCAACTCACCATCGGTGCCGTTGTCAAGATCAGAGACAGCAACGCTGGTCAAAAGAGGGTTGCCACTCAAGTTGACGTTAGTGACACCAGTAATATTTATGTCAGTGGTGAGTGTGCCTAATATGTTTATGTCGGTGCCATCGTGACGTATAGAGAAAGCACTTGAGTCAGCGGAGTCCCATATCCAGAGGTTTACTCCATCTCGTAAGTTTATGTCTCCGCCAGCAATGCCGATGATGTCCCAGTCGGTTGTTCCGTCGAAGGTGGTAATGAAATCAGTGCCATCATGCTCGAAGATAACTGAGTCAGCACCAGACGTATCGAAGATTTGCAGCTGGTTGCCGCCTGTAATGAACAGGTCCGCTGTTATATCTACGTTACTTACAAAGTTGTAGAAGCTGCCCACTGTGCCAAAGGTGACGATGCCTGTGCCGCCGAATGCAAAGTCGAAGTCTGTACCATCGTGGTGCATTGACATGAAGTCAACATCAGTGCCGTCAAAGATTTTTACAACTACGCCATCGCGTATGTTCCAGTCCGTTGTCTGGAAGAACACGGTGTTGAAGTCAACGCCATCATGAAAATACTGAGCGAAATCTGATCCACCTGAGTCTCTGATGACCCAGTTCTTACCCCCACCAAGAGTGAATGTAGTGCCATCGTAAGTAAGGTTTGAATCCCCTTCGATGGATGTAGCCCCATCCCATATGGCGAGTTGGTTATCAACGGGAGTTGGTGTTGCAGTTACGTCTCCGCCACCAGCGGAGGCTTCAAGTGAAATCTGACCGCTTGAATCGTTATAGGTCAGTACAAAGTTATCCTGTCCAACCCCCACAGTCTGGTCTGAGTCAAAGACATAGTTGATCATCGTGAACTGGGTTGCTTCTATCCGTGCGCCTTCAACTCCACCTGCTATTAGCGAGAGCTGATCAGCAGCAGCAGAACCTATTCCGGTATCGGTATCCAGCCGTCTCGGAGTTAAGTTTGGAATGGTATCGCTTGTAGCCGTCCGTATAATTACTGGCCCGTTGACTAAAGCACTATCGAAATTAGGCACCATCTTCCATCTTGTGGTGCCGTCAAGGGTGAACGACAGCTCGCCATCTACTCCTGAGAAGATGCCATCCTGACCATCACCAAAGGCGAGTGCAGGAGCGGCTTCTGAACCATTATTCAGCGGCAGAATAAGCTGCGGATCACCCGCGTTCTCAAAGAACTCAGCGATAGTTATGCCACCCGCAATAAGCGTCCCTCTATCCGCAGAAGTCCAACCAAGACCAGTGTCCGCAGTAGTAGAGCCTATGCCTGTATCTTCATCGCTCTCGTTAGGCACTATGTTCGGGTTGGTTGCGCTTGCTGCCTCATTTAATAACCCAAAAGCACTGGTCGCCACCCCCATAAAGCGCCCGCTGCCGGTAGGCTCAAACTTGAAAAGGTCAGCACCACCAATGGCAATTTGGAGCGTGTCATCACTACTCTCATGAAACCCAGTGTCACCATCACCAAACCCAAGGCTCGGCAGCGCAGGAATGTTCTGCAACGGCAAGAGCAGTTGCTCGTTTGTTGCAGACTCTAAGAAGGTAGCAACCAAGTTATTGTTCGCATAGATTCTGGTGCTGCCGTTGTAGGTCGCTGCTATGATCGGCTCACCACCTGACTCGATGACGAACTCAGTCGGATTGACGGTGCCCGTGGCAGACAGACCCCAAGTGTCAGCGTCATGCACGCCGAAGAATGCACGATGATCGTTGCCAGCCGAAGTGAATGCCACGAACCCTGCTTGATCTCCGGCAGTGGTCCCCTCTACCTGTATTACTTTGTTCGCATCAGCACTCGCACCAATACCAATCGCACCAACTGTGGGTGTTGCAGCGCCAGCCGTAAGCAGAAATCGCTCGCTGAGATTAGATATGTGGATGGGGCGATTGATAATCATATCGCCAGTCAGACCAAGAAGATTGTAGTCCACAGTGTTCGTGAACTGTACATTGAGGTCAGTGCCATCGTGTGACATCCCCATCCAGTCAGTGCCACCACCGTCACCTATACGTAGCGTAAGGCCAGAGAAAACAACGTGTGTAACATCGGCTGCGTCGTCAGCACCTATGAATCGCATGTTCGAGTCGAGAACATCCATCTGAATGCCGTAGATGACTCCCGTATCCTCACCATACATCTTAAAGACTGCATCTTGGGCATCTCCCCGCAGAGTTACCCGTTCACCAATAGTAATCTGTGACGCTGAGTTAGCTGTGCTCTTGGCTATGAGCGTTGCGCCATCAAATGTTAAGGTTGCATTACCTTCGATGGTCGTTGCGTCAGTCCAGACAGCCACTTGGTTGTCCAGCGGTGTGCCGGTGTTGCTTACATTGCCGCTACCACCCGCCACCTGCGGATAGAACTGAACCATCAAGTGGTCGCTACTTACAGGTAACGTACCGTTGCTTGAGATGTGGGTAACGTCAATCTGGTGTGCGCCATCTGCCGGAACATTATCTGTGATCGCATCAACCGTGCCGCGCCACCAGAAGGTGTCATCGTCATTCTGACGAATCGTGATGACATCACCAACCTGTATCGACCCAGCTAACATGGTGTCATCCATATCCGGCCCTTCAACCGGGAGATCGTGAATGTACATCTCAGTGACAGAGGCGAGCGTTGCGCTGTTGAATCTTAACTGCCCAGTAGCGAAGTGCATGTTGGAGTCAGTAATAAAGGTACTGAATGTCCAGTACGCAGAAAACGCCAAGTCATTAACTGTCAGGGCACGCTCGAACGCATCACTCGTGACGAGGTTGTTTATTTCTATGTGTCCGGCGGTTCCGATGACACACCGCATAGCGTCGGTGTCTGCTGACGCTGCTTGGCTGTAAACCCAAAGCATGTTGTAACCAAGCCCTGACGAGTCACCATATATTGTGAATGGCTGGTAGGTAGCTGAGTGACGAACCTGAAACTCTATAACATTATCAACGCCGCTATCGTCAGCTGCAATCGTCATTGTCGCAATTGGTTCGTCGAATACTATCTTGGCTCTGGATATCGAACTCTCGTCCCAAAAAATTCCTCTATCACCAGCAACATCAGAGTTTATGCGTATCCCATCATTTTGGAATCGAAGTACCTCTACTCCGGCTACCCCTTCATAGAAAATGTGATCGGAACCAAACATTTCATAGGACGGTCTGATGGTGCCACCTGAATCCTGAAACACAAACTCATGGTGCATTTCAGCAGCGGTGTGATGGAACATGTTGTGCGAACGCAGCACACCAGACGCAGCAGATGCGGTATCGAACCCGAATCGTGCCTGCTCATTGACATCTTGGTTATCTTTGAATGTCAGTAGCGCAATATGATCTTCAACATCCGTGTCGCCAAGTATCTCCAGAGGCGTATCGAACGGTGAACCACCAGCTGACGCGGTGAGAATTGTGTTCGCGCCCGCCTCATCGGTGAAATTCAACGAGTTGTCTGTGCCAGCCCAAATTTGTCCGTAGCCTGTGAGGTTGCCGTCAGCAGAAGCCCGCTCGCCCATGTACCAGCCAGCGGCAGCTTGCACCTTGATCTCATTGTCGATGGTCATCTCGAAGAGGTCAGTGTTCACTGAGCCTGTTCTCATACCCCACTTGACATTATCAGGTGCAGCAGCGAAGTCCGAGACCAAGTATGCGCCTTCGGTGGTGCCGCTTCCCTGAATAAAGTAGTTGTATCTGGTAGCGAATGCGCCGACATTAAATAGAAGTTGCGGGTCAGTAACAGTCACTGTGCCGGGGCTACCAATTTGCACTCGACCCCCGGTATTACTCCCTCCTAAACTAAGTCTGAAATTTGACCCTGACGGCAACCATTCCTTAGTGTCGAAGCTCCATGTTGGGATGTCTCTAATAGCATCGGTACTGTTCGTTCCGGGTTCTAACTTTCCATCTCTGTAGAAATCAATCTCGTACTCGTCAGTATCGACCATTGATGTCGCGCCGTTACCGTCAACATAATTGACTTGTATTTGATACCAAGTACTGTTGTCAGTAACGGAATCAATTGTGTATATCCTGTACTGGGTTTCGTCGGTAACATTGCGCAGTATTAAGTGGCTGCCATCAACCAGAGCGTCAAATATATTACTGATGTCGCCGCCATCACCATCGGTCGCACTGAACGCCATGTTCGTGACAGAGGTGACCAGCCCTGAACTGGTTCTGAAATCTCCAGACCCCGGATCAGCCATAGTATTACTGGAGTCATGCAGCCACCTGATTAGACTGGAACCCCTGCCATCTCCAGAGGCGGCGGGGGTCGCACCAATCTCAAAGATCACATCCGATGAGTTCTTTGAGTACAGCTTCTCGTCGACTAAATTTAAGGCGAGCTCCCCCTGCTCCAAGTCCCCCGGGACGGGAACATCACTCGGAGTGGAGTTGTTCTTAATTATTATCGTGTTAGACACTTAGAAGGTGCCACCATCGATAACCCAAGCGTTAAGTTTCATTGGTGTGATAGCTGCGGTGTCCAAGGTTGATGTTGTGAGATCAGTTTCAACCTGTGTTGCAATTCGCACGTAGCCATCAGTTGTCTCATCTGCCTGACCGAGATTGTTCTGTACGATGGTCCAGTCAGCAACGTTGTTCAGTACTCCGTCAGACTCTGCGATCAGGACATCACCAATCTCAAGAACAGCGGAGCCGGTTGTCCAGTTATACGTGCCAGCAACAGTGGTGGTGTACATGTCACCAGTAACAGAAGTAATCGTATCCAGATCAGGATCACCATCTCCTGCTGAAGCGGTTGGATCGAACCCACCTTTGTAGACAACCCCTCCTGTAACTGCGCCATCAACATACGCTTTAATCGACTGCTGAGTTGCAACATGAATAGCGGAGTCAGAGGACATAGTGTCCTCGTCAAGCACCCAGTTCCAGTCGACAACTACCATAGTGTCGTTCTCACTGACAAACTCTGATACAGAGTTGTCCATGATGCCCAAGGGTATCGAGCTGAACAGTGCCTTACTGGATGTACCTGCATCATCGAAGGCTACCCAGTCACCAGTGACGGGGACTGACACCCCCAACTCAGACAAATTAAGTGAGATGTCAGGTGTCGTACCACCAGAGGAATCGATACCAGTGCCACCAGTGACGGCGGTGACAGTACCGAAACTCAAGTTGGCATCAAAGAAGGTAATCATCTGTGTGAAGGTTGCTTCTGACAGAACACCACCATCGTTAATGAGTATTGTGTCGGCAGCGATTATTGCTCCCGAAGCTGGTTGGGCGGTGATCGAAGTAGCATCGGGGTTAAGTATTAACGCAGTCGCCCCAGTCACCTGCCCTGTGTGGGTCGCGTTCTCTACGTGACCGAGATCATCGTTGAACAGACTGAGGTTGATAGCACTGATGAGCGCCTTGCTCGATGAACCTGCATCATCAAAGGCGATCCAGTCGCCAGCGGACATAGAAGTTATGCCAAGTTCGTCAAGAGCCAACGTCATGGTGAAGGAGGTGTCGTCACCACCATCAGCACCATCGATGCCGGTACCCGTTGTCAACGTCTGGTTGTCTTGTCCAGAATCATTAGGCTCGGCAGCTGCGCCACCTGTGTTAGTTACAAGCTTGAATACGCCCGGACCAGCCTCACCAATGAACAGCTCATTGATACCGTTAGGCGACCCAGTTTCAGAGTTAGCCAACTCACCTTGAGCCAATGAAGGCGGAGTGTTAGTAGAAACGGACCTTGCGATCCTGATTGTATTAGCCATTAGAAATATCCTGCGTCTGTAATTGAGCTCAAGTTAACTTTCTTTATTGATCCATCACTGTCGTCATGTATAGCCACGTCATCGGCTGAGTCTGCTACCACATCTGTCTTGTTGGTTATTGACTCTACCTCCACGGTAAGAACAGTGGCACCGGTAACCTCTCCGGTATGCGTAGCGTTTGATTCGATAGGGGCACCATTGATCAGGACCTCAGTGCCCTCAATATTTGTAGGGTAGCTGGGGTCACCAAGGGTAAACTCCCCGGGGGTACCCCCCGCCGGATAAGAAGTTGGTACTGTGTATGTGGCGTTGCTACTTAAATCATATCGAGACGTACCAATAGTAATTCGGACATCATCGACGTGACCATCATAGTCATCACCAATGCTGTTCGGATTACTGCCAATGCGTAATACCTCATCAGAGGTTTCCAATGCACCACCGAGTACACCAATATTCGAGAACTCACGGAAGCCATTTATGCCAACGAAATAATCACTGCCCTCCCGAGTGATGCAGCCGTGGTACCACGTATCAACAGCGAACGTTGTGTTGTTGATCTCGAATGATTCGTGGGCACCTTCAATATAAGTAGACACTTTGTTATTGCTGAACCCATCTGCTCGCAGTGTGAACGCCCACGGTCGGTTACCTGCCGTGCCGTAGTGACTAATGATATGGACTTGTTCAGGGTTACTAAGTGTAGATACTGACCGGAAGAAAAATTCAACTGTCCAGTCACCACTCCCCATCTCTAACGCTGCATCATTAGGGAACGTAACGATATCCCCTGCGCCATCAAGCACTATGGACGATGCGCCGAAGTTGAACTGCGCAGTATCAATCTGTGCAGTATCAACAAACGTTGCAGCGAACCCATTACTCGATAGTTCAGTGTAAGACGTGTCAGTGTCGGCCCCTTCAAACTGTGCCAACAGCTCTACCTCTCCGAAGTCAGGATCACCTGCTAGGTCAGGATCGAAATGGATCATCTCAATTGAAGCAGCGGTACTGCTAAGGAAATTTATAGCGAAGTCATTCGACAGCTGTAAGAACCCAGAAGGGTTCCATATCAGCCCACCATCAGTGTCCTGCCACTCTGTCCCATCTGCGTTGAACAGAAGATCGTACTGCCCCTGTGAAGTCAGATCAGTATCAGTCAGCGCATCCAGAGTAGTGGAGCCGCTGCCACCGCCAGCAATTTGGGTAATGACAGTGTTACCAAGGTCCTCAAGGTCACACTTCAGGGCATACTCACGAGTACCACGGATGCCTTGGATCATCTCGACCGCTTCTTTCAACGATTGAGCTGTCTTCCAGAGAGAATCTACTTCATTAGTCGGCTCTGGAATTGAGATTGCTTTCTGTACACGAGCCATTATGCCTTCGCTAGTTCCTTACCGGTGCCAGCCATCTTGAATGAATAGATGTTCTGCGCACTGGTGAATTCGATCTGCCATTTATCAGCCTTATACCCACTGGGTAAGCGCTGCATTTGCTGACTCATAATTTGTTCGTCATAACGAAGAACCCCATCCCCCCAAATTCGAATACGTATGTTGTCTCGAACAGTGAGAGGCTCCAGTGGTTGTAGTGGACTACCACCGATCGGGTTACGATTTTGTACAACAGGAGGAGAGTCAGTCATGCCTGTTTCGGTTCTTACCCCATTAAGAGGTTGTAAATTTAATGTATCCAACGGCAGAGTAATTCGACTGGCGTTGTAGTTGGTGTAGTCAAACCCCGGGACTAGATCAGGATCAGATACTACGTCTTCATACTGAAGTCGGTATGCACCCATATTCACAGGGAATGGAAGTTCAAATACTTTTGACTTCCATACGTATGACAATGGGACAGTAGTTGTGGGGTTCCACAAAAAGACTACGTCTCTCGCTATGATGTAAGCCTCACCCGTGAACTGATCTGTTTGCACAGCGGTTATGTCAGCAAACCCGGTAAGGTTTACCAGATAGCCGAGTTGCTCTACTGGATTAAAAAGGTAGCCACTACTGAGGGAGGTGAATGCCAACGTGCGGGAACCGTCAGCAGCAGCTACCGTTGTCTCGGGGGAGTAGCCATCTCGCCACTCATTACGAGTCATCAAAGGAGAGGTTATGTTTTGTGCGCCTGTTTGGTTAACAAGAACCAATCCGTTTTGAGAAGCATAGACAACGCCATTCAACCCGTTAACGATGCTCCTGAATGATTGGCAAGGTTCAACATCATCCAACTTAGTCAACGTGATACTGGATGGATGTGAACCAGTTGCTACGTAGGGATTAGAAGTAGTACATACAACAATGCCTGACTGATAAACTCCTATACCTACAACATTATTTTCTGTAGAGATAATATAGTTAGCAGGCCAAGCATGAGGGCGATAAGGTTCACAAAAATATAAATCCCTGCCCACAAAGCCAGCCATGATTCCGTTCGCCATATTAACGATGCCTTGTAACCCAGCAGGAGGCAGGTCCCAACCAAGGCTAGACAAAGACTCGTTAAGAGAAACAGTGTCATTTGATTGATCGTCGTTGTAACCAGCGTTTGGAGGATCAACTTCAGCGACGAACCTATAGTTAACAGAGCTTGTACCAGTGACGGTCCTGTAGATTCGAGTTTTATCAATAGCATTGTGGTTGCCCGCTACTGGGTAAGCTATCTGCATAGCAGACAACACCCACGTTAACGTTACATCACCAGTGGCGGGGTCTGATGCTGGAGAAGGAGCAGATTCTTCCCCCCACTCATTGACGAAAGTGTAAACATATGCACGAGTCTCATCGACTGTGCCTGAAGCGGGTGGGACTACAGTAGGAGGGGTAGTAGGAGCGGGAACGCCAAGGTCAATACCACCGCCCCCAGCAGCCCAATTAACTGCTGTATCCACCACTGGATCAAGTGTGCCACCTGCCGCATAGTATCTGTCGAACTGGTCATTGACTAAGGCCCCTCTTATGAAGTTTACCTCTGCCTCATCAAAAGGAACCCAATCCCCTAATGTATCGGCAATGGAAGTAGCCCCGTCTTCGAGACGGTAAGCTCTGCGTACAGTGAAAATTTCTGCAGATAAATCTGCAACTGTTTCAGGCTCACGTAAGCCTCGAACCTCCCCAGAGTAAAGCTGGGTGTTGTCCGCTTGCGCTGCGTAGTTCGCTGGCAACTGTCGATCAGATACCTTCGGAACCAGCCCTGCAAACTGCTGCAGGTTAATCAGCATTAGCTGATGCCAGTACTAACTACTTCCACGGTGCCTGCAGTCGTCTTCACGATCTGTACGAGGTTCTCTGCAGCTACTGCAGTGTGGTCAGTCTGCCCGTTGATATCCAAGGCAAGACCAGTAGCCATTGTGTTGGGGTCTTCTCTGGCCCCGACAACGGTGTACTGACTCACGACATTGCCGCCGCCAATATCAGTAGTGGCATCGAGGTTGTCCCCGATGTTACCGAAGCCACTGACGATGATAACTGCGCTAACAGTATCAGTGCCGTGCTGGGTTAATGACTTGACACTCGGCGCTACCTGCCCCGCTGAGTTCTCACCATGTGTGTTTAACTTATGTAATTGACTAGCTCTCACATCCTTCTCCTATGCTAAAATTGCTGCGCAACCAAGAGCGTTAAAATCTCTCTCTACATTGCGTAGCTCTCTTTCTTTCGATTGAATGAAATCAGGACTCGCTCCATCTTTCTCCAAGGTATAAACCTCGTACCGGATACGATCTATCTTGTCTGATAACCACCTGCATTTGCTGAGTGCGGCTTCCGTTGAGAACCCTACTTCAAGGGTATCAATACGGCCATCGATTGTTTCATGAGCTTCCGATGCTTCAACCTCCGTCATGACAAGACCATCGATATCGTCGACGGCTTTTATAGTGCCCATGACCAGCCCCACAATTAGCAAAAACCCTGTCACTGAGCTAACCATAGGATTCTCCTGAATCTTTGTTTTAACACTCATACTGCCCCACCACTCTTCCATTTTTCAGCGCCGCGTACACCCATGTATGTAAGTGCAGGGGAATACAACAACATCAACACTGACCACTGAAACTGCCACGGCATGATGACAATGTATTTAAGGTCTACCCCAAGCTCTGGTAAAGAGGTAAGCAATGCATAAGCAAGGCCGGCGTAGAATGATTTCCGAGCAATGCTCGGTCGAGTACGTTTTGTGTACTGGTCGTTTTGATGCAGCTCAGCTTGGATGGTTTTCGCCTGCGCTTCAAAAATACGGGTCTCAGTTTCGAGCTCCATCTTCTTGAACTCAGCAGCGTTCCCTTCCATCTGTGAACGGAACTCATGCTCAAGCCTCTTGGCAAGGTCTTTGTCAGTAACGAGCTCGGATATAATCGAGCCGCCCTTGTCGACAATCTTCTCCCACAAGGCACCCAATATTGGGATGGCCATTCTACTTCCCCCATGCCTTACAGTAGCTCCATGCGATGGCCTCTATGTCCAAGCAGAGATGCCACACGTCATCAACGTGTTCCACTCTCAGCTCTACACCTACGCCAAGCAGTTTTGCTGATACCAGCACGAGGGGATTATTCAAAGTCAACATATCAAGCTCCTATTACTAATTGGTCACCAACGGCCAGCGTCTCATCAATCGTTATCTGATTAAGCCCTGTCCGTGTAAAATTAGCGGGCGGGTATTGCTTCACTCCATTTATGGTGAGAAGAATTCCCGTCGCGATCACTGGTAAATCAACAGTAGTATTGAAGACGTCCTGTCCTTCAGTTGCTGTATATGATTCGTACGTTATGCCGGTAAGCAAAGAGCCAAGCCGTTCTATAAGCTGCCCCTGACTATCCAACGTCAATATCGATCCTGCCGGCGGTGCTGCTGTAGCACTCACCTGAATAAACCTATCCAACGTCTCTTTAGTAAGACGAAGTTGGATAGCTGTATCCGCTACCGTCCATGAGAGTGCTGTCGTTCCATCCTGCCCACGCACAACAGTAAACGTGTCGCCTGTCCGGTCTGTTACCTGACATATCTCAACGAGCTGCGCTGCATAGTTCTGCAACGTAATGTAGAAAATCTCACCTGCGCCGGGGCTGGGGAAGTTACTACCCTGCCCAGCCGAAACCGTTATCGACGTAACAATATTGTCTATGTTTACCGATAAGGTCGCATTGGCATTGTTTTCAAATAAGACTAAAGCCATTATGGAGTCTCGTCCGCTGTTACTGAAAAGTCAGCGCTTGCTAACGTCGTAGACCCGCCGTCGTTTGATATAAATAGCTTTGCGCCGCGAGTTGATATATTAGGAGGCGACACTGTGAACGACCAAGTAAACGGTCCAGCACCAGTGAGCTGCGTCCACGTACTTATAACAAACGGCGTTGTAGGAAATTGAGCCAGTGTGTCATGATTTTCGTACTTGATGTGGTACGTGTCGACAGGATTGGGATTGTTGGCGGTCTCCCACTTGCTGCCCTGTACTGTGAGGTTACTATGGTTTCCGTTAGCGGAGATGGTGAATACGCCGGGGCTACCAGATGATTTCGATCCGCCAACGAAGGTGACGTTATCAACCCCTCGGCCACCACCACCAATGAAGCGCTTCTTAGAAAACATTACTGAAGGTCCCCCACTAGCAGCCATGTATTTGCTGCGTACTGTACGAGGTACGCCCCGCCACCATTAGGTTTTATATCGAGGTCGCTCGCTAAGGAAGTAATCGACTGGGCTCCACCCACCGCAACAGTAATACTGCCAGCCCCGGGGCATCCGAGAGCAATCTCCGTGCCTATATGAAAAATTGAATCAACGAGAGTCAGTGTTCTGTCAGTCGCATCGCAATGTAAGAAAGCGTTGCTGTCAGTCAAAGCGAAGTCGCGGGTCGACGTCACTGCAACGATACGAGTGCCCCCCTTCTCATTTGTTATCACCTTATGCTCTGCAGCGTCGGCGTCGTAAACAAGCATCCCGTCGTCGTTAGCCAGTGTAGATGCATCCATCGTATTCAAACCGGGCATGTCAAGATCGTGCGTCCGGTTCGTGGATAGGTCGCCGCCGCCGGTTATGCCTTCACCAGTATTAACCTCCCGTGGGTCTTGTACGTAAGCAGACGTGTTGCCTGTATGGAGGATGGTGTTGCCGCCAAGTGTTGGTGCCCCCGCCGCTGTCGGCACGACTATCTCGTTCGCAGTGCCGCCATCAGTACCACGTAATGGTAGGTTACGCGCTTCACCATCTGTAATGAGTGGGTCGCGAAGCACGTTGCCATTCATATCCAGCTCGCCAGCCATCTGGTCGCCAGACTGTTGAATGAATTCCCCGAACGTGCCGGCTGTGGTACGCAACTCTACTCGCGAACCTGTTGGGAAAACCAGTGCAGTGGTGCTCTCCTGTGCACGTACGACAGTCAGGACGTCAGCAGTATTATCAGTACACTGCACAATCTCAAGGTTGCCGGAGGTGTCCTCCATACTGCACATGAAAAAATCTGCGCCCGTGGGAGCAGGGAATAACTGCCCTTCGTTAGTCTGTAAGGTGAGAGTGAGGTCAACAATCTCAGCCTGCACAAATAACGTACCAGAAGCATTGTTTGTAAATAGCTGAGTCATTTGTCATTCACCTTAAATTCAATCTCGCTTTCCACCCGCTGTGAATCAGAGGTATCAGCAAGGAACGTGATCTTGTAACGTTTCGCGTCCGTACCAAGACTGAGAAAGTAATCATAGATGTCGTCATTGATAGCGGTGGTACCTACTGTAAGAGTGGGCTCACCAACATCAGTAGCGGCAGGGTTCAAGAGAGTCACAACAGTAGACACAGAAGTAACTGTTTCGCCATCAGCGAGCCACTCCGAGTAATCAATCTGGTACTTCTTGATCTCATCTGGTTGTTTAAGAAATCGATCAAGTAACGTCATGTGTCTCCCCTTGGAATTTTAACAGCCCGATTCTCACGGCGGACATAAGAAGTTTCCGTTTCATCCGGCCCGCGTGAATTCTCCACGTTGGCCTCCACAGAAACTGTTCGAGTGCTAAACACATCCGAACCCCAGCCCGCTGGAATGACAACCGTACGATACTCGGCGCGCACGTAAGAAATGTTACTAACCTCTGGCTCTGCTGAAACCATCTCTGTCTCCACTTCCGACGAAACGCGGTCACTCGATAGTTCAGCTTGATTGCGATTAGCAGGTATCGGTGTTTCGCGGTCCTCGCTCCTCTCACAAACAACAGTAAGCTCCGGTGGAGCAACGCTCGGCATGACCGGAAAGACGTCACTGGTGTTGCCCACTCCTGTAAGAATGGACCTGTACGGGTCCAACGCAAAAACAATCCCTGCAAACGGAGAGTCCACGAAACCTGCTCCGTTAACGGCGTGCCCATTAACTTCGAATCCATTGACGCCCCCCGCTGGCAGGTATAGCGCCAGATCTATAAATGCTGGATTTGCCATTTACCTCGTCCATGATGGAAACGCCCACGGTTGCGGACCCTCTTTGTAATTCTGTGCCGCAATTGATCTGGCACGGGTCATTTCTGATCGGTACTTACTACCCCAGTACTCAGCCTGTTTAACATTGGTGTATACCTTCCCCGGCTCAGCGTACAAGCGGTGAAGTACTCCAGCAAGGATGGACTCGTAGTGCATATCAATAACCCACTGCTCTATGCGGTTGTCGTCACGCAGTCGTGGAGTCAGTGCTGACGTTACGAGAAAATCTGCAACGTCAATGGTAGGTACTGGCAACATATGAATCGTGTCATATGGCTCAACGTAATATCGAGATGGGGTCTTTGAATTTAGTTCAGTGATTATGATGCGAGGCACATCAGTAATCGAGGTAGGTATCATCGGCGTACCATTCTTAGTAACCGAGATAACCTGAATCACTGCGGAGTTCGCATCGATCGGGTTTAGACAAATCGTCCCGTCGTTTGCGAGAATCGTGTACGGACCAGTGAAAGTCCGCCATGCTTTTGTGCGCTTAAAGAAATCCTTTATGACCAACTTCAACTGGTCATAAATGTATCCTTCAATAGCCCCCGGTACTTTGGGGTGGATCTCCTTAACCCACGTATCGAGAGACCCGCTACTGGCAACTGCAAATCCGTCTTCAAAGCCACTCTGCGGCATGGTCGTCTCCTAAGGTGATCCTGTTAAATTTCTCCGGTAAGCGCCAAGTAAAGTCATAGCTCTGTTATCAACTGCGAACTCATCGTCACGTAACTCCGCATTCCCTGCGAGGTAGTAAACAAAGCTCTGGTAGAAGATCTCCGGTAACGGAAAGTCAGTCTCCGGCATTTGACCTAAGTCAGCCGTGGTGAATTCCGGTAGCGCCTCACCCAAAATAAAAGCATCAGGTCTGATGCCCTTAGTTTGAGCGATAGCGGAGTTCAAATCTGAAATCAAATCGTCGTCGGTATACCTGTTCCCTGCCGTGTCATTCAATATGACACGAGCATCGGTCAAGGCATTGTCGATCGACTTAGGCATCAGTCAACTTTAAGAGCTGCCAATAAGTCGTCCGCTGACGGCTCGCCTGCACTGACATCAGAAACCGCAACTTCAGGCTGTTCAAACACAACTTCATCTTCTGAAGGAAGTGTCTCAATTGCCGGAGTGGGTTCTGGTGTTGGCTCAGGTACTGGTTCGGGAGCTGGTGCCGCCGCTGCTACTTCAGGCTTTTTGCCTAAACTTGCATCGTAAGCATCTGCTTCCTCATCAGACAAAGCCTGAATGTTCGGGCGTTTTGTCAACTTAGCGTTGTACGGTAATACAACACCAGTGGTAGTTGATCTCAAATATCTCGCAACCATCATTTTCTCCAGTTGAAGGAAGGAGGGGGAGTTACCCCCCTCCTCTTTAAGAGCTCAGCCCTTACTTCTTACCGTAGAGAATGCCGATCGAGGTGCCGTCGACAACCTTGAAACCAAACACCTGCAAACCGCGCAGGATTGTTCCGAAGGTTGACTCAGCACGCAGCGTTTCGACTTTCGTCAACTGCGAAGCAAAGGTCAGGCCGTGAGAGTGACCGAAGAACATGCTGTGAGCGCCATCCGTCGAGCTGAAAGGCAGCAAGTTGGAAGCGTACAGCGTGAACCGATCAATCATTCCGAGCCGACCATTGCGAAGCATTGAAACGCCATCGCCGGTCAGCGATGCATCACGCAACTCTGATCGCTTGATGAGAGCAGCCATCCACGCCGGGATAACAAACCAACGGCCTGTCTCCGGAATGTTCTGCTCATCAAGTACCTGCCCTGCTTCGATAATCTTATCGATAGCAGTGATGGCAGTGAGTGTTAACTCCGCGCCTGCAACGCCCAAGTCGATGTTGTTCGAAAGAACACCAGCCGTAGCGCCTTGGTTGTCAGCACTAACATCAGCACTGATACCTGCGAGAACGTCGGTATCGATTTCAATCTTCATCTGTTCGGATGCGTCATCTGCCCACATGCTCAGGTGATCCAGATCAGACTGGACTTCCATGACGTCATCGAGAACCGTAGACCAGTACTTACCTTGGTCAATCAGTAGTTCAACAACGGTGCTGGACGGAGTCTCTGTTACCAGAGTGTCGTACGCGAGGTAGTCGTTAATTGCGATCGACGGCTTGGTGCGGATGGTTACCTTGTCACCATAGCTTGTGATCTCGCCCTCATAGTCCGTATTCGCAATTGCTGCCAAAACAGTTGCGTCATAGAACTTTTCAATGATCTTTCCAGACCATAGTTCGGGAATGAATACGCCTGTGTAGGCGGGTGACGGTATAGTTCCAAAAACTGTACCGCCGGCACTTTGTACTGGGTATGTCATCAGCTATTTCCTAAAGTTTATGGTTGCACTCGCCCTTCGTTGATGGCAGCCATTATGTCTGCCTCAATTCTGGCCTTGTCGTCGGGTCGTTTCTTAAAATGTCCTTTTTGACTATCAGAATAAAACTTACCGACTTCTTTATTGGTCCAGATGCGTTTTTCTTTAGGAGCGCCAGCTTGTCCCGGGGTACTACTTGGTTTGCCGGGAGCGACGTAATCGCCAAGAGCCAGTGTCCCGGCTGCACCTGCTTCTCCAGCAGGGGTCGGGGTTGGGTCTGGTGTTACGACTGCGTTTTCCTTCAGGAAGCTATCGAAGAATGATTTGACGCGAAGGGCGTTTTTCGCTTCAAAGCCATCCAGCATTAGCCTCTTTCGGGGTTGGCCCGAAAACGGGTCAACTTGTTCCAGCCATGCATTGAAGGCTGGGTCTACATTTACCTCACGCCAGTCTTTAACATCTCTGTCAAGCACGGCGAAGACTTCGTTCTGTTCTTGCTTAGCAACTCTCTGTCCAGTAGCACCAACCTTATCTGTCAGAGTATTGATTTGTGCCTTCAACCCATCGATCATCGGTTGGAATTCAGCTTGGGCAATCTCCCTCGCTTTGCGTCCAATGACGTCAATCAGGTCTTCCCCGTAATCCTTGATTTCTTCATCAGTGATTCCGGATGCTTCTGACTCCGCCGGTTTTGGTTCTGGTGCCGGTGGCGGGGCGGTTAACTTTGTCTCCAAGTCTCCAATGCGTCCTAACGCATCACGTAGGTCTGAAGATAACCTCGGTACTTCGGCATCGTACTTGCCTTGTAAGACACTGTACTTCTGCTTCCAGTCTGTACGCTCAGGCTTAGGTTCAGGCTCGGGCGTTGGTTCAGGATCAGCCGTCTTCTCCGGGTGAAGTTCAGTTACTTCAGCTTTCGGTTTGTCCTTAGGGATTTTCCCTTCAGGGTCTACCTCCAGCATCAAAGCATCGATTTCAGCTTGAGTCTTATCGGGACCATCTCTCTCAAGAAGTTCCTTCTCGATCTGTTCCTCAATCTTCTTGCCGTCTTTGATCTGTTTCTGTAACTGCTTAGGGAGCCCAGCCATTGGGTATTCCTCCTGTTAACTTACTCGTTGAATACGTTTAGAAACTTCAGGCGCTTTAGCCATCTGTTGCTTAATGATCTGCATTGCCTGCGCACGTCCGCGAAGAACATCCGGTGTAATGGACACATCGTTGGACATACCTGCAATAGCGTTCTCGGTAAAGCCGGTATTGAGCGTGTCGAGCCAATCGCAGAACACCTGAAACTTCGGGTTATGCATTAACTCAACAACAGCGTCAGCCGTCTCTTGATCGATTTTCATTCAGACTCCGTTATACCTACTCGCGCCATCCTTTGCTAAATTAAACATACGACCTGTCATGCTGCTCTCTCTACCAACTTCAGGCTTATACTCCGCACGCTTGCCGGCAGTCTTACCGTAGTTGTTAGTGAGGCGACGAGAACCGTCAGGGCGACCTCCGCCCAGTTCAACAGCAGCATACATATTTCGCGGTGTTCGATCGTCGTCACCGGACATACCAGTGGCTTTAATCTTCGAACGATTGCCTCGCTTGTTGAATGTCTCAAACATGTCAGGCTCCTGTGCCGAATCCGTTCTGGTACTTGTTACCCTGTTTCGGATACTCTCGGCGTGAAGTGTTGCCCGGAGCTTCTTTGCCAGACTTGAACTTGTAATTGTTCTGAGCCTTAGCGCAGTACTCGTTTCGACCAGACTTCATGCGATCTCGCTTGCCGTTGTCTGCGTCGTCCCAGCCAGCGGGGTACATGCAAGTATCAAACTTCTTACCTTTCCCGTGTTGACCGCTTTTGGGGAATGTTTCGAAAGCCATGATCAGACTCCGTTAACGCCGTAGCCACACCGGTCAGACTTGGTGTTAGGGTTCGACATGATGGACGAATTCTTACCACCAGCGCTTGACTTAGCTTTGGTGTGCTCGCCGTCCGTGTAAGACAATGGCTTACCATACTTACTAGCAAGCCCTTTATTTACAGCTTTCATTGCGCTACTCCTCTAGTTACATTTTCCTGCCCTTCCCTCGCCTGCATAGCGGGGTCACGGCCGGCTGATGGTGCTTGCGCCGCTTGCGGACCACCCGGTGTCCCACCCGGAGGTGGAGGTCCCGGAGGCATACTGCCACGTTCTTCAGGAGATGGTACTATCTTTTTACCATCCATACCAAGTTCTTCGGCAACATCTTCCAGTACAGCGGCTCGTCCTTCCGGACCAATGATGCCCATATCAATCTCGTTGGCTGTCATCTGGAGGAATTCAAGCTTGCGCATACGATCCGTTTCCTTCTGGACCGCTACTGTCACACCCTTGACAACAATTGTTTCATCGCCTTTAAGACGTGGCCCTGCGTCACTAAGCATGACCATCTCGTAAAGGCTTTCAATCAATGGTGTGAGGACGTCATCATCCACGTTAGCAGCGACGTTCTGCATCACCTTTGATGCGTTATCCATCAACATGGCAAGCCCCGAGGCGGTCCTGCCGGCACCACCTGTTGCCCCACTTCCTGTCAAGTACTTGGGGAGAGCGGAGGCTTCATCGGCCATTTGGCTGAACTTCTCATACACAGCCATGAGTTCCTGCACATTAGACTGTGGCTGGTAGAAGGTGACAGGGTCATCCCTGTTGTTACCAAGCGGGTCGTCAACTACATGCCATCGTTTCCACGGGTAGAGGGAGTTACCATCCTCCGTATCCGCCAGTCGATCGAGGTTAACGACAACTTGCGGGCCAGAACTGATAGACAGATTATTAACAATACTTCGCATTGTCGAGTTGCAGACAGAAGTGATATCCGCAAGGATGTCCGGTAGTCCATAGCCCCAGAGGGAGCCGGGGATCTTTTCGAAGCTCGAAAGGTAGTATTTCGGCCGCTGCGTGAGGCCCGGAGCGATTTGAACTTTGATCGCGTACCTGTCAACAATCCACGCATCAACGAAGTACTCTTGTTCTGGGTCATCAATCTCGTCCTCTCCAAACCCATGATCCAGCAGCATCTGTCCCTGTATGCAACCATGCCACTCAAGAGCGTCAATCAGCTGGCCACGGGAGGACTCCCAATGATCCCTGTCCTCAAGGACTTCCCTCTCCTCGTCAAACCAATCTCGCCAAGAACGTGTCTGTGTCTTGTCTTTGAAGTCCTTGAGAAGAGATCGAATAGCGTCTTCGTCGTATCCCGGAACACCAATAAGATTATACAGCTCTTGTCGAGAATACCTAACGTGTTCAATGACATACGTCTCATCCATGCTAGAAGCATCAGGAGTAAAGTACAGGTCCATCGGGCTGACACGGTCCCAGAATAGCTTGGGCGTTGTCTCTTGAGTCGCTACCCCGTTAACCCATCGGACCTTTGTTTTTTGTCTAACGACAGGTCCTTTGATACACGCAACGGGGAAAATCGGTAGGTCAATAAGGAATTCTTTGAGCGCTTGGTAAAATCCACCCTCAATCATCACATCATTGAGCTCTCGACTTGACTGCTTCGCTTCGTCAAGGGCCGTCCGGATAGCCGCTAACTGAGCCGACCCCATGAGTTGCTCCATACGATCGCGGACCATCTCATCAGTAATGGAGCTCCCCTGCCCCTGCATTGCTTGGACTTCAGTCTGAACCAGCCCAGCCACAGCTTCCTGTATATCTTCTGGCAACGTCGGTACTGGCGTTGGTAAGAGCTCCCACGGGGGCTCGGTTCCACTGAGATACAAGTCCCTGAGGACACTGGTAGCACCTCTACATTTAGTGGGGGTAACACGTGAGTACACTTCGGAACCCCCGAAGGACTTGATGTCACGCAGTTTGTTGGGGGAATACTCCCCGCGATAAGTGCGCTGGGCTTCGATGAGCCGCTGGGAAATACCGTTGACGTATCGGGCGTTGCGCGAATCATGGAATTCACGGCGGACAATAGCAACGACCCCTTCGTTCTCAAGGGATTGGTCGACTGTTTCTTCTCCGACAGCTTGCGCTGCTTCATAATCGGAGAGCTGTTGAGGTGATACTACCTGTAAAACGCCGGCCATGAGTTGTCCGTAGTGTGTTGCTACCACGGGCAATATCGTTTATAAACAAGCTCGTGTCAACAGTAATGACAAGGGTTTGACGACATGCGATGGCTCGGCTACAAAGCTTACTACTATGAGAGCCTGCCTATCGACACCCTTGACGCCTTCGACGTCCCTGAAAGAGACGGCGTTAAGACTGGTGGCATGAGCGCAAAAATGTTTTTGAAGTTGGTTTCCAGCATCGAAAAGAAGGGTTTAACCAATCCAATTATCGTTGAACACGGACGCCGCTTAAAAGTTGCAATGGGGAATAATAGAGTTTGGGCTATGAAACATCTCGGTCATACGCACATACCAGTTGTCCTGTTCGCAAGGGAGGTTAGCCGCCCCGACGGTGGTGAACTCATCCCAACTAAATTCCTTGAATCCCGCATGAAAAAAATACATCCCGGTGACAACACTTGGATTCACAGTCAAGCTGCGCGGATGATACGCAAGTCATGTAGGCAGGAAGTTGAGTAGTGGGCATACAACGTGCACAGCGTTCAGCGACACTACGCGCACGAACATATTCAGAATTGCGAGCTCTCGAAGTTCCAATTCACAACGACTTAGCATCAGTGCTGGTTGGCACGGAGGAGGGTTGGTTTGTTTTCGATGACACTAATGCCGCTTCTGATGACGCAGTTGATGTTATCAAGCCAACAGACGCTACCCCCGGTTCTTGGTTACGAACTGACTTCGGGGTGGAAAAGATGAAAAACGCTCAGCAAGTAGATGAACAAGACGACGGCGATACGCTGTATATCGGTGACGCTCTCCCCGGTACAGTTACCAGTACTGCTACGTGGAGCATCAAGAAGATTGTTTTTACAGTAGATGGCGGTGGTAATACTGACGCCGCAACTACATGGGCCGATGGCAATAGCAATCGGGACAACATCTGGGACAACCACCTCGCGTTGAGTTATAGCTGATGGCTGTTGCGACTTATGCTACTGATCTCGCACTAATCGAAGATGCAGAGGATGTCGCGAACTATGGTCATGTAAACATCACAGGGGCCGGTGGTGCTGGTTTGGCGGATGAAACAGATTACTTCATCGAGGGCCTTCAGTGCATCTCCAAAGCTGGCTGGACTGCTGATACAAAAGGCATCATGCAGGACGTTGGAGGCACTGTAACGATTACTGCTGGTGATGCTGTCTTTGTTTGGCTCAAGCAGAACAACCGCAACCTGATGGATACGATTGCGGCTGGCGGGACGCAGGTTCTTATTGGCGATGGCCTTTCAGATTACGACCAGTTCTATGTGGACGGAGATGACTCCCCCGGTTCTGACTTAGCCGGTTGGCGTAACTATGCAGTTGATCCTACGCAAACAGCTTCTAATACTCAAGGCACTCCCACGACGACAGACTACGTTGGTGGCGCGTGGAAGATTCTTGGCTCAGGAGCACTAAAGGGCAACCCGAATGGTATAGACGTTGCGAGGCATGGCCGAGAACTACGGATCATTGACGGACAGGCAGCGGCCTACGGGACGTTCCTCGGCGCATCAGCGGATGATTCATCCTCGGCATGGGGCATACTTACCCCATCGCTGGAAGGTTACTTGTTCCACGGCGCATTCGTCATGGGACAGAGCGGCACGGCAGTAGACTTCCGTGACTCAGACAGAGTTATCAACGTACTCGATGACTTGTTTCTGCCGGCTGGATTCAATGAGTTCGTAATAGAGAACGCATCGTCCAACGTCGAGTGGACGAATATCATCATCAGTCACTTAGGTACGAATACTCCGTCCCTGCTGACGCTAGACGTTGGCACCTTCACTGGCTTGCTGTGTCAGTTCAATGGATTTGACACCACCACCTTTGCCTCTACTGGAGAGTGTACTAATTCTACATGGACAAGCTGCAATCAGATCATCCTCGGTGAAGCTGACATCTCAGGGTCAAGTATCCTGACATCAACAGTAGCGGCTGATACAGGTGCGGTATTCGATGATCGCACGACGACAGCGACAACTCCTATCATTGAGTTGAGCGGCTGCACATTTGTTCAAGGTACGAATGACCATCACGCAATAGACTTTGGTACAGGTGTCGACGATGACATTTCACTGACCAACATTGCGTTCAATGGGTTCGATGATACCGCTGGTGAAGACCAACCCGGTGCAGCTCTGCGATTCCTTGCGACAGGAGGCTCACTAACTTGTAGCGTTACCGGTTGTACTGTTGATGGAGTACCTGCCACAGCTGCAAACTTTTTCAAAGACGATGCAGCTGGTATCGCGGTTACTCTAGTGTTCGATACCATTACATTAGAAGTAACTGTTCTGGATGCTACTGATGACACGCCTCTTACAACGGCGAAGGTTCATCTATTAAAAGACTCGGACAAGAGCGTTTTGATGACTGGTGCAGTAAACGGCAGTGGCGTCCTTTCAACTTCAATACCCTATGATGCGGATACTGATGTTGTTGGGTGGGCGCGAGAACATGACATGATCGGAACAGATTACACACAGCAAGACTTTTCAGGTGAATACACAATAAACGGATTTTTCATAACTATCAGGCTCGAACCTGCTGAATAACAGAGGACGTTAAGATGACTGTCTATGACAGAGATTATGCAACACCCGCAGATGCGGTCACGGCTTGGTTAGCGCAGTATGCAATCGCAGCCGATGGCAGCATTACGCACGACACGGGTACAGATACCTTTCATGTTTGGTGGCTACATCGAGCGTTGCAGAAAAAGGTCTGGGATTTAGCTACTTCGGGTAATGACTTGCTCAACTTAGCGAAACCTAACCCGAGTACTTCTGAGGCTCTTGGTACGATTATCACACTGCTGGATCACACGACTGATTACACAGTGCGGTACAACATCACTGACACAGTAGCGGAGACTCATTTCGGTGGGTCTATTGAGCAAACAAACGGTTCATCTCAAACTGAGCGCTATTCTGGTTTGATCGTACTTGGCTCTGCTGTAGCGGGGACTGAACTACAGATCATTCAGGATGCTGCAGTTTATACTTCCTTTTGGGGTACAGGTCTGAACCAGACAGACAGCAACACCTTGAATCGTGTCTTGGTTAAGACAATCGTAGCTGGTGCAGATGTTGACCAGCAGATTGTTGTTGTTAAAGCCTCTGAGTTTAATGATTCCTATGCCGTATGGGAAACCACACTAGGCTTGGGCGAGAAGGTAGCGGCAATTTCGACGGCTGATGACCCGAACAATAACACCGCTATTGGAACAGTACAGGCTTATACGGGCTTTGCAGGAGTCGGGGCAACAGTGGAGGGCTACGATCTCATTGACGTTGATGGCAATGGAGCCGATCCGTTTATCGGAACCTTGTCTTACAGTGGGTTGACTGGCAACCAGACTAAGGACGCATTGTACGAAGTCATTAAAGCGTATCTTGTTCGGGGTACGAGTGACACCCTCTGGGGAATTGACGGTGATCTATATACCGCAAGGCTTTTCCAGCTAACGCTAACGCCGGGTGCTGGCTCACAACTTTACGTCCAGAATGAAATCGTAACTTGGGCGGGTGGTGGCGAAGGCGTGATGATGGCCGCTGACGATCTTGATGAAGATAATATCACTCGCATGGTGATCCATCTGAACAAGGGTGTCGCACCAGTTAATACCGATACGGTTACAGGTACTACGAACGGAGCCGACAACGTAGTAACGGCAACTGAAAAGCTGGCGACTGCTGCGAACTATATCGGTGTGTACACGGGTTCCAACTGGATCGCACCGAAGGGTACTGGCTTCGAGGCAACAGAGTTAATCTTCGGTGATTCGGTTACGGCTCTTGACGGTCAGACTCCAAGCGTACCGCAGAATGTTACGCTCAGTCTCACGGTCAACTGTGATGTGTCGGATGATCCGTACTGCTTCCTTGCCGAGAAAGATACTGGCCTCGAAGCTCCAGACTACAACACCTACGATGGTACAGCTCAGGGTGTAAGTGTCAGTGTCATAATTGTGGATGCTGCAATTCAAGCTGATGAGCCGCAGACTGGTTACGTCGGAGTACTGCATACGGGTCGAACGTACTTCACGTTCTATGAGTACTCATCGTGGACAGCTTCTACGTTTACCCTTGTCGGTACGACTGATGCAATTGCCATTACTGCCGGCGACAATATGTTCATCGCCTACTTCTACGAGCCGCTAGATGGCACGGGCGCAGTCCAAACTTTGTCACGGAGCTTTGTGTTTGATGCTGGCACACGGGACTTTGTTGGTTGGGTAAGGCATGGTGATCCGACGATACCGGACAAACCTGTTGCCATTGCTTACAACGCAGTGGGTTCTAACTCTCAGTCTTTGATAGTGACGCTTGATAATGAGAGCTAGGGAATGTCGTACACACCAAACTGGACTACAAAGGTATTTACGATTCCCGTAGGGGATTTGACCTTTGTCTCTGGTGTTAACTATACGCTTGATGCGGATGATTTCTGGATTGAAATTCGCCGCTTAGAAGCCTCGGCTGCAAACAATGGAGGTTTGTATGCCGAACAAGCACTTGAGTTTGTTAACACTCAAGTACTGTCTGGTCTATCGTACTCGGCAATCGTAAAGCTGATCAATGGTTACACTTGGGAAGTTGATAGCAGTAATATTATTGTTTCGTTGTTAGGTAAAAACAACAACTTTCTGGATACATTCATTGCAGCAAACGGTATAAGCATATTGGCAAACAACTCCGGTGGCAAAATAGAAACTGGTTCAGGGCTGTCTGCTGAGCAATCTAACCAGATTGAAAATATTCATGGTCAAGTGGAGCGTGAGATCTGGATCGACACGTCCGCACTTACGAACGGCGACGGCTACCAGCAAACGCCTTACAACAACTGGACCGATGCTGTTGATGACGCTGAGACAAATGGACTTTTGTCGTTAGTGTTACTGGCCGATGCAACAGTCGATCGACAAATAAAGAGTTTCAACATACGTGGTGTTGGCAATCCAACAATCGATGTTGCAGGTGAAATTCTTGAAAAGTGCGAACTGCACGATGTATCGGTTGATGGTGCTATTGGAGGTTCGTTTGATAACCACTATCACCATTGCCACATCCTTAATGGTACATCAGGATTGGCTGGTGAGCTTATTGGTTGTGGGTTTTCTGGCTCAACTACATTGCGAGCTGCAGCAATTACAAAATTGAATGACTGTTATTCACTTGTTGCGGGGCTTGGCAGGCCAACAATAGATGTAGGGGGCGGCGGTTGCGCAGTAAGCATCAGCGGTTGGAAAGAAGGGTTAATACTCGCTGGTACCGATAACGTTGCCGATGAAGTGACTGTCTCAATGGCTATGGGGCGGCTCCAGTTAGACGCTACGAACACTGATGGTGTTATCTCAGTTCGTGGTAGCTGTAACTTCGAAGACCTGTCTGCTGGCAGTACAGTCAACACTGACGCTTTAATCACTAATCAGGTGTGGGATACGGACGTTGATTCTTGGAAGGCGACTGCTGTTGGTAGCTGGATAACCAAGAAACTCTTAACAGTGACAAAATTCTTGTCGCTTAAGTGATTACACTGCCCGCTTGGGGCCGATCCTTATCGTATGCTCAAAGCCTTCTAAGAGCTCAAGGATTTTCAACATGGCCTTACGTGAGTCACTCACGAAATGATCGCCACCTGTCAGCCCCGGAGCAATACATCCTACGACATCGTCAACGGTGTTGCCGGGATGGATGAGTATTAAATATCGTCCCTGAGCATGAGGTCTATCACTCTCCTGTTCAAAAACTCCGTGTTCTTCATTCGATAGGATAAGAGCTTTCTTACCGGAAGGACGAGTGTAAGCACGCAAGCGATACTCAGCATCTGGTATACAAGATTCAAACGGCGTGCCACCCGGTCCATCAGGAAAGGTGATCCAAGGCCGCTCGATAGTCTGAAACGAGTTAGTCCCAATTTTCAAAATCCCACGTGTGCAATCGGTAAGGTACGCGAAGCGGTTGAGTTCAATAAGCATATTACGTCCATGCGTTAGAAGACAATGCCTCACGAGGAGCGCGGGATCGTTGCATCCTCCGCATTACTTTACCCATGAGGTTTTGAGCTGTTCCAAGACAGCCATATTGAAGCGCGTCAGCAAGGTCGGCCCACGGCCTGATCTTATGAGGCTTATCTTCAAGTTCTCCATCTTTGCGAGCACGATAGCGGTATTTGCTTTTGAGCGCAATAATGAGCTCAGGGCATCCGACTGGGTCAAACAATATAGCTGCCTTTCCTTCGCGCTGCATAAGAAGCCATTTCTCAACAGCGTCGAGGCGAGGCTTGATATGATTCGTTTGCGCAGGTACAGCTTCAAAACCCATCCCCCTTATCATTGAGAAGACTGAACGTTCTCCGATCTGACTTCGCTGTAGGCCCGAAGGGTCGCCAACGATGTACATCGGCTTACCCTGAAAACGCGGGGAAAACATGACTGGCATAAGCCGATCGCGAACAAATTTTTCGACGCCCATGTTTTCTTCGTAGACTTCTTGCAAAACGAGCAGACGCCCTGTGTGATCGATCTGCATGACAAGCGCTGCAGGAGCCCTCGCGAAATCCATTCCAACAATGAGTGCATGGCCAGAAGATGGAGTGAGCTCAGACTTCGCAACATGAAAGTCAGCCGAAAACGTAGTTTTGAAAACGGCTTGGCCCTGCAGAGATTCACCCCATTGCCCAAATACAAATCGCTCGGACCACTCTGAGGAAGCGCCATCTAAAAGCGTCCAGTAGTATCCGAAACCGTCTGGGAGATTGTTGATATTTTCCGCAAGAGGGTTTTCACTGATATTTCCGTCGAGGTCTCTAAGCAGGGGACTGGGTTGCTCAAAGTATCCATATGTTTCAGGGAGCTCAAGCTTGAGGATCTGGAAATATGGACTGTCTTCTGTGCCCGGGTTTGAATCTGCGAAAACTCCATACCATGTTGGTTTACCACGGAGCTGTGATGGGTATCTTCCGCACCTTCCAAGAGCGCCAGAGATGAAGACAGGGTCCACTTCGACAAACTCGTTAAAGTACGCCCCTGTAAGCTGTGACGATAGTAGTCGTTTTTGATCGTCGGGGGTATCCAGAGGGATGAGTAATATCTCACAGTGTATGTCTCCCTTTCTTATGTAGACCGTGGATTCTGAGACACGGTAATCAATGATCGGACCAAAAATCTGCTGAATATCCTTAAGCACAGTACTCTTGATCGCCGCAAGCGTATTCCGAATAATCGCAAAGCGTGTATAGCGTATACCATCCGAAGCCGGTTCTTGTTGGGCAGCTCGACGGAGGATTTCATAAAGGCACGTTGTTGTTTTAGACGAGCCAACTGCACCGACAAGGAAACGTACTCTCTTGTCGGAGAGCATAAAATCTTTGCACGTTGGCGTCGGAGTAAAGGCAATTTTCAAAACGATAAAAGTGCGAGCTTACCTAGTGCTTCTTCAGGCACCTCGGCATCTTCGATCACGAATCCTTTTGCTATGGCAATTAAAAAAGCACGAGTTGAATCTTTCAACGGTTCGCGTACGGGAGAGGTATACATTGTGGAGGGTTCTATGTTTCGAAAACACATGACGCCGTAAATTATTTTCGCGGTTGCCTGAATTAACTCAGACGCCTTAGGCTCGTCATTTATGTCGCCTCTCACGTCCTCAAAAATAGGTTCAGACCAAGACGCTTCCACAGGGATAGAACTATCCACGACGAACTGTGCTTTTCGTATGTCACAGGTAAAACTCAAGTTTGATGAATACGAATTTGCAACTGGGTGTAGGTGGTACTTGTACTCAAAAAATTCTTCGAGCTTACTGGTGATAGTAATAAGCGTTCTGAGCGCATTTCGACTTAGCGGAGTCTCCATGTTCTGCCCTACTTCGACAGGCATTACATTAGTATTTGGAGTTGTTAGCCATGTCGTTCCCGGCGTTAAAACCAAGTCAGTAGTGCCATTGTTTTGGATCGAAAGCGACGGTGCACTTCCGGTCAGCGTATTACCTTGGACAGCCATTATTTACCTCTGTTTGCTTTTCTACCTTTAGTCATTCCGTGTCCACGGTTCGACGCTTTACTTTGAACCTTAAGGTTGCCCTTAGTATTCGTGCCACCCTTGGATATAGGTTTTTTATGGCCAACATCCTTACCTGCCACCGCAGACTTGCCCTTGCTTTTGACAACTGTAGCTCGTGCTGCATTGCGTTGAGCTCTCTTTTTGCGTTGTTCAGGTCGAGCGCCGTACGTCTTCGTATGACGTTTAACCTGACTCGGAGTGCGATGGCCCGTCTTCGACCTAATCTCGCCATCTTCAGCCATCTCAGTACCCCTTTTTCTTCATCTTTTTCTTTCGGGCTGCCAGTATTTTCTTCCGCTGCACTTCTCCCTTTGAACCATCGATAGGTGTACCTACTCTCTTACCCTTTTTGGGTTTCTTCATTGGTTTTTTAGGCTGTTTAGGTGGTTTCATTTTGCTTTCCTCTTTGCTTCTCTACGTGCCCACATAGCGTAGCGTCCTGTTCCTTTTTTGTACGGATTCTTCTTCGCCGCCGGTTTTTTAGCAGGCTTCTTAGCTCCTGCTTGAGCTCCTGACACGGCGGCGTTAATCACACTTGCCCGCGTGCTGAGAGCCCGTTTAACTTTCTTAATCGGGTTATCTTTCTTAATCGGTTTATCTTGTTTAGCCATGTTCTAAGACCTCGTTTGCTGCTGCATCGATTATAACCGGGGGAGTGCTTTCTCCAAGGTTTATTTGCACGGTAAACCTAGTGCCGCTTTCGCCGCGTGCCCTTTCAGGAGTGTCGACCTCAGCGACGCGAGCGAGCTGTTTGAAGGCATCCAGTTTTGCGGGAATGGCATTGTCAGGGGCATGTATGATGGAGAAAAGGGATAGCAGAGAGTCTTCCACGAGAATTTGTGATTTAAGCCTAATTCGTTCCTTGATACTAAGGTCAGACGACCAGATGTGTTTGGCTTGTTTAACCATAGCCCGAAACATCGGGTCCTTGAGCTTGTGAGCAAGCTCAGATCTTGTGGTGCTATATGCAACGAGAATCTCGTTGATTGGGCGAAGCTGAACCGCAATCTCAATAGCCAATCTACTATCTGTATCAGATACCGCATTAAACTCACTGACTGTTGCTGGTAGTGTCATTATTTACAGCCCCTGCCTCCACCAAAGCAATGTCTTTCTCCTCCCGCAACGCCGAAATCAAAAACCCGCGCATAGCTTCGCGCACAAGTGCCGAGTAGGACGTACCCCGCCGTCTGGCAAGGAACTGCAACCCCTTCTGCACTTTCGGATCGATAAACAGGTTGGACTTTACCATCCCTGATCTTGGTTTAGCCATTATTATCCTCTTTTAGTGCCAAGCACCGAAGCCATTGCTCCGGATCATTTTCAAAAACATCACGCAGCAGAGTTTTGTCCCCTGCGATAACGTACTCACCCGGTCCCGTCTTGATAATGGAACACGTGGTCCCAACCATCGGCGGCGGATTGATTGCGTACGACCCCATGTCACTTCCTCCACCACCACGTCGGGTGTCGATCCATTCGGACTTTAGCGGTTTTGCAGAATTCGTCTCGCACGCTAACGTCATACCCGTGTTTGTGAGCAAACTGGTTAACAGCGGAAAAAGTTTTGGGCCAGAATTTCCGGTCATAGTCATCCCCGGAAAAGATTCCTCCATCTTGTAGCTTCGGCCACGCTGCTTCCAAGACGGAACCCCCATCTTGTCCAGTATGCGCATAGCAATCTATATAAATGAACCCAAGGCTCTGGTCCGGTATCGTCTTCAACCAATCCTGTGCTGTCATACGCCATATAGATACCTCCGGATAAACTGAGAGCCGTTTATTAACCACTGTATATTGATGTTCTGAATGCGCAATATCATCCCATTTGTCTACACAATGAAAATGTGAGAAATGATTGAGCTCGATAAAACGACGAGAGAGCTGACCAGTATCAACGCCAAGCTCTGCGCCAACGGACCCGGCTGCAGCAAGTAGTGCAACTTCCTCACGACCATTCGCTGGCCAATGCCATTTATCGTCAAGGCGAGATTCCTCACGATCCGTCTTGTTCTGGTAATTTCGTCTCTGCGGCATCATCGATCCATTTCTTAACAAAGGCCCGAATATCGGGAATTTTTAATGCGGGCATCAAATGTGTTTTATGGTCGGCTAATTCAGCGGTGGTGCGCAAAACACAGTCCCAATAAAGCGACATATCGGCGTGCGCGTACATGAAGAACTCCTCCATATCGAAAAACGCGCCAACCTGAAAATCTTCAGTTGTACCGGCGTCACGGTGACGCCACCAGAGCTCATCGTCTTTATTTAGCAGTGCAAAAGCTTCCACGCTCGATGGACCTTGCAGATACCCAAGAATCTGCGATCCTGTCAAGTTCGTGAGGAAAGGGCCGTAAATATCGCCGTCTTTCCCGGGAATGGCTTTTCGGAACATGTCGTTTTTCTGCACGTCGCCTTTTTTGACCTTATCCAAGTCTATATCGATCTTGTCGGGTTCAACAACCTTGTGATTTACCCAAGAC